TTTATATAATAATATACCATTAAATTTACCAATTAATGTTGATCAGAATATTATTTTACATTCACGTTGTGGTGGTGGTGATGGTTTTTTATTTTTTAAAAATCTATCACTACATAAAAATATTAAAAATATAATAAAAAAAAAATTAAACTTAATCAAAGATAATTATTTGTGTATTCATGTAAGAAATTCTGACTTAAAATGTGACTACAAATTGCTATATAAAAATAATAAAGACTATATACACAATTTTAATAAAATATATATTTGTACAGATGATAAATTTGCTTATAAATTTTTCAAATCTAAAATTTCAGATATATTATGCTTTACTACATTTCCTGAAAAACCTTACAGAAATCTTCATTATAGTAATTTATCACCCAGTAAAAAAATGATAGATTTATTAACGGATATATTTATTGCTACAAAAAGTGATTCTATTTTATCAAATTCTAAGGGAGGATTTATTTCTTTATTAAAAAATTGTCATAAAAATAAAAAATATGTATTGAATATGTTATCATAAATAATATAAATTACAAATATATTATTAATAATATTTTAAAGCAATAATACCATCATATTGCTTTATAAAAATATCACCTATATCACCATTTTCTAAACTATCTATCTCTATTATCTCAAAATTTAAATAATCTTTTGAAATTTTTTTTCTTAATTGTCTCAAAAGTGAAGGAGTTATATATAATTTTTTTACCATATAATCTAAAATTCCATCAGGTACTTCACTTTTTCCAAATAAAAATTTATTATCAAAAGCAGGATTTGATAGTTGATTTAAGACTTCATTTTTTAAAATAACTTGAGACTCTTCTATTTCCATTTTATTTATTTTATTAATTATTTCTTCATTTGATAATTTCTTATAATATATATAACTCAAACCTTTTATTTTTTTTAATGTTGAACCAATTCCATGAATTATTTTAGGATTATTTTTCTCAATTAAATCCAATATTTCATTATAATTATTCACTTTTATTTTGTTCAATAATCTACTTTTTACTTTATCTAATTCTATTAAATTAACATCATTAGAATTTATTTCAAAAATTAATTTTACTTTATCTTCATTAAATAAATTCTTTAGATATTTTATCTTAAATTTATCACTTGATTCCATATAAAAATTATTTATATTCCATTTATTACATATTTTTAATTCATTTTTAGTTAATGTATAATAATTTAAATTTTTTCCAGAAAAAATAATACAATTTAAAATATTATTATCTTTAAACTGTGAATCTAATAAATTAATTATTTGAAATAATCTATTATTAATTATCTTTTTTTTATAAGCATCTTTCATTCTTTTATTAACCTTATCTAAATCATCACGTAATTTATTTTTAATATCTATAACTATTTTATTATGAATTAATAAAGTATAATATAATTTACCAGATTCATTTATATCATTCCAACTCATTTATATATATTAAATAATTATTCTATTTTTAAATATTTATTGAAATACACTAATATCATTTAATATCTCATAAACATTATCAATTTTTTCCTTATCTACAACAGGTACAGGTGCTTGTGAAAAAAATTTAACATTACTACCTTTCTCATGAGGAATAAATGTCTTACTATCTACTAAATATAAAAATCTCTTTTTTTTTAATTTTTTTAAAATACCATTTTTCATTTCTTTTATTTTTACTCTATTTTTATGATAACTTTTTACTAACTCGTCATCACTAAATCTAAATGATCCCAATAAAGCTAATACAGGTTCAGAATAAGCAAAAATCTTACTATTTTTTTTTGGATGGATTTTAGAATTCAAATTATATGAATCTTTCATAGAAATATATAAACCTTTTCCTTTTATTTTTTTCTTTGATAATAAATTTAATATAGTATTAATTTGTGGTATTGTCTTTTCTAAATATCCTGATTTTAAATAACTATCTCTTAATGTTATTTTTTGTTTCATTAAATAATCAAAATTTAGATAATTAGTTGGAAAAATACCCTTAATAATATCGTTTCTATAATTATCTAAATTATGTTCTATTATTTCTTCTATATCCTGTTTCATATTAGATTTTACAAAAAATTTATTAGTTGTTGGTAAATTAATCTTTTTAGATAATTGTTTATAATGATGATTTTTTCCAATTAATATAACTTTCTTGTCTGACTTTATATTATCACTTATTAAATCGTTAAAATTTTTTTCCCAAAATGCAGTCATTTTTTTCCCTATATCCTTATATCTTTCATTCTTTTTGCTTTTTAAATTTTCATATTGTCTAAATAATTTATCCATATCATAATCTTTAATTATTTCACTACTTATTAAATCTAAATCAATACAATCATAAGTAGTTATATCCATCTTTGTCATAAAATATTTTTTAGATATACCATTTAATCCCATGATATGACATATTACATTTTCATTTTCCATTAACTTACAAGTGAAAAAAAATTTAAATATATTATTAAAAATATAATAATTAATAAAGAAAATATTTATTTATCTCTTCTGAAATATTAGGATGATAATTTATTATTAATTTATAATTTTCTTTTTTTGGTTTTTCATAATATTTTCTATATGTATAATATACTACTTTTTTTATACTTTCTTTGTTATTTTTTAAACTTCTATAAATATTCATATGATATGATAATTCAAAAGAGGTTTCTAAATTTACAAAAATAACTTCATAATTATATTTTTTTGCTAATTCTAAATATTTCTTTCTTTTATCATAATTATATAATAAACCCTCTACAATAACATTTTTATTATTATTTAAATTTATTTCTAATTCTCTATAAATCTTATTTTTTAATATGTCTTTACTATGTAAATAATAGTCTGATAATTTTTTTGAAAAAGTTGTTTTTCCTGAACCAGGATACCCACTTATTAATACCATTTTTTTGGTACCTAAAAATAAATCTAAATCTAGTGTATTATTATTACTATAATCTAATAGATATCCACTATATTTCCATTTTCTTCCTACTTCTCCTAAAAAATATTCTTCTGGTGTATAGAATTTTATCCCAATATTACGAGCAAACTTTCTATCTGAATCATATTTATCTGCTTTTAATTTACCAGACTCAACTCTACCAGCCATGTCTCCAACATAAAATGATCCGTCCAAATAAATTGCATCTTCACCATAATTGCTTATCTTTTTTAAATGATCAACAATACCTATTCTTGGTTTTCTAAAATTATCATCTTTATCAGATATGCAAAAAATTATTGGTATATTTAATTTTTCAAAAATCTTTTCTAATTTTATTATGAATTTATTTTTATCAACTTTACCTTTAGAAATTCCCATTTGATTAGTCATAATCATTATTATATAATTTTTACTCAATTCTTTTAACCTTTCAGGAATACTTGGATATAAAAATTCCCAATCTGAATAATCAATTGGAAAAACTTTACCAGATTTTGTTTTAATTATTGTATAATCTAGATCAAATATTGCAAAAATATTTCTATTAAAAATTACTCCTTTATTTATAAATATCATTACTAAATTATATATTAATAAAATTAACAAACTTCAATATTTTATAAAAACAAAAAAAATTGACAATGTTAGATCTTAAGTTTTAATTCTAATATTAATTAAAATGCCAAAAGCTAAAAGTAAAACAATAAAAAAATCTACTACAAAAACAGATAAAAATGTAGATTTACTAGAACAATTAGATACTTTAAAACAACAATGGGTTGAAACTACAACTAAAATATCTGATTTAAAATCATTAATTAAACCTCTAGAAGAAAATAGAGAATTACTAATTAAAAATATGTATCAATTAATGGAAAAAATAAATAAATCAAAAAATAATAATACTCTCTCTGAAATAAAAATAACAGAAAAAACTACAAATAATACTACAAAACAAACAAAAAAAGCTAATGATGTTAAAGATTCGGAAGAAAAAAAAGTTACTAAAACTAAGAAATCTGATAAACAATCAAATTCTAAATCAAAAACAACAAAGTTGACTAAATCTAAAAAAGAGACTCCAGCCAAAAAAGAAACTAAAGCCAAAAAAGAAACTAAAGCCAAAAAAGAAACTAAAGCTAAAAAAGTTGCAAATACAAAAACTAAAAAAAGTGATACTAAAAAAAATACAAAATCTAAAAATGTAAAAGAAGTAACAACTAAAGATGTATCAATTGATATAGATGATTCAAAAGATATTATAGATGAAAGCAATAGTTCTGATGAATCATCTTCATCATCATCATCTTCGTCATCATCTGATATTTCTGACTCGGAATCTGATAATGATTCTGATTAAATTTGTTTATTAATAAATATTAATATATGTATAAATTTATATGAATACTGAAAATTATATTATAAAATGTAATTTTTTAGGTGATTCTGGTGTTGGAAAAACATCTTTAGGAAAATTATTTGAAAATAATAAATTTACTAATTTTATAAATCCTACTATTGGTGTAGAATATTTCTCAAAAGTATATACTATCAATAAAAATAAATACAAATTACAAATATGGGACTTATCTGGAAATAGAAATTTTGATAATATTATTAATATTTATATGAAAAAAGTACAAATTATATTTATCATTTTTGATTTATCAAATAAAAATTCATTTAATAATATTATTAAATGGATTAATAAAACTAAAGAAAATACAACTAATTCAAAGATTATTTTAATTGGTAATAAATCAGATTTAAGTAGAAAAGTAAGTAACAATGAAATTAATAATATCACTTCGCAGTATAATATGAATTATAATGAAATCAGTTTAAAAAATAATATAGGAATCGAAAAATTAAATAATGATATCATTAAAACTATTAATAATATTATTCCAAAAAAAACAGAGAAAAAAAGAGATTATTGTTATTGTTTTCAAACATGATATCTTTTTTTATTACTGTTATTATTACGGTATTGATTACAATTATCTTCTCTTTTACAATTATTTATAATTTTTTTTTTATTTACCATATGACTAACAGCATATCCAAATATAAATCCACTAAAAAAAAATATATATTTTTCCATTAATATATATTAGAAATTTTATCTTAAAATAAAAAAATGAATAATATATATATAAAATATAATTTACTTTATATATATTATGAGTATATGGAATAAAAAAAAGAAAAAAATACCAAAAAAATTAAAAAAATATTGGGGATATACTAGTCTTAAACCCAAACAAATAGATATTATAAGTAACTTTGTTGATGGTAAAGATGTTATTGGGTTGTTACCAACTGGTTATGGTAAATCAATGTGTTATCTAGTTCCACCACTTATTACTAAAAAAGTAATATTTATTATATCACCACTAATTTCTCTTATGGATGATCAAAAAGAAAAATTATTACAAAAAGGTATTCCTGTATCTGCTCTTCATGGAAATAATTCTAGAAAAGATAGAGAAGTTTTTGATATAATTGATGGAAAAATAAAAATTGTTTATATGAGCCCTGAATATTTAATTAAAGGAGATGGAATGGAATTAGCTAAAATATTAGATAAAGATAAAATGTTAGGTTATTTTGCAGTAGATGAAAGTCACTGTATTAGTGTATGGGGTCATGACTTTAGAAAAAGTTATTTAAAAATTTACAAATTTAGGAAAAAATTCCCTCATATTCCAATATTGGCAGTTACAGCTACTGCTACACCTATTGTAATAGATGAAATAGGTAAATATCTAAAAATGGTGGATAGATTAAAAATTACTGCAAACTTCGATCGACCAAATTTATACTTGAAATGTGTAGATGTAAAATATGAAAATTTTAGAAAAAAAGGATATAAATTTTGCATAAATGGTGGTCTACATACATTTAACTCACGTGATGTTTGCACTAAATGTAAAATAAATCCTAAAACATACAATTATACTAAAGAAGAATTAGATGAATTAAATAATAATACAAAAAGAAAAGTTGTTACAAAATTTACTAGAATGCAATTAATGAAAAAATGGCTTGATAAATATCGAGGTAGTAGAATAATTATTTATGTTAATAGTAGAAAAGATTGTGTAAATTTAGCTGAAGAAATTAATGAAATTGATAAGAAAACCGCAATAGCATATCATGCAGGAATGTCAAAAAAATTAAGAGAAATGTTACAATTACAATTTAGTAGTGGGAAAAAAAATATAATTGTAAGTACAATTGCATTTGGAATGGGTATTGATCAAATTGTTAGATGTGTTTTAATATTTGGTGCTTCATCATCAATTGAGGAATATTATCAGCAAATAGGAAGAGCAGGTCGTGATCACTTACCAGCTGAAACAATACTTTTTTATGAAAAGCAAAAATTAGTAGTTAGTATGCAATTAGCTAAAAAAAATATTAAAAATCCAGATTTATTAAAAATTAAAAAACAAAATCTTTCAAAAATGATGGAATTTTGTGAATTCCCTGGATGTAGAAGAAGATTCATTTTAGAATATTTTCAAGAAGAACATAAACCAAAATTTTTCTGTTGTAATAATTGTGATAATTGTACAGAAAAAAAATTGACTGATTATACAGAAAAAGTTTGGGATATATTATATAATAATAAAAAAATAAAAGATACATTTAATGATAAAGAAATAGAATTATTAAAAATAAATAAACTAATAAGAGGTGATAAATTTTTTACATATCATCCTAATCTAGATAGAGTATGGAAAAGATTAGTTGAACATAAAAAATATAATTTAGAAAATATTCCAGATAAATTAAGAATTAGAATGTAATCATTTGTAATGAAAAAATACATGAACATGATACAGATCACCACTTCTTTTAGGATTTTCATACCAAACATATTCTAAATTTTCTTTATATAAATCTAGTCTTTTTAATTCTGTTAAAATATTAAGATTAATTACTTTATAATCTAAATCATTAGACATAGGATTTTCTAAATACCACATTATATAATGATAAGTACCTTCACTTACTTGATAAGGAAACATATTTTCACTTAATACACCTATTATAGATTCATTATTAAACAACGTCTTAATTATATAATCTTTTTTTGATTCATATTTTATTAATTCATTTTTGATAAAATCTTGATATTTATCTTCAGTTGAATTAGATCTTCTAACTTGAGTAGAATTAGGTATCCAATTATGTTCTTTATTCAATCTATCTAAATTAGATTCATCTGGATTTATATAATAATTCATAAAAAATATTTACAATAACTATTATAAGTATTTTTCAATTTTTAATAAAATTTTAATTAAATTACAGGAATTAAATTAATGTTATTTGAAGTATTTTCATCTTTAAATTTTTTAGTATACACTTTATCTTTTTTATAATTATAAATACTCAAAATATTAAATATACAATTATTTTTAAATTCAGCTTTTAACTTATTACCATATTTATCTCTTAAAAAACCTATTCCTTGCTTCATTCCGTTCTTAAGAACTCCTTCAAATATACAATTTTCTTTTGAGTAATATGCTTTTCCTTCACCACTGATTGTTCCATTTTTAAATTGACCTGAATATATATTTTTGTCAAAACTAACATATTCACCATAACCTTCTGGTTCTAATTCTTTATTAAATTCACCTTTATATGTATTACCATCAAAATCTTTAAATGATATTATTTTTTTTATAACACCTTTATCAAAATTAATTGTATAATATCTATATTTTTTGACTACTATCCAATTACCATGTCTTTTACCATTATACCATTCACCTTCAAACCATTTGTTATGATATTTTATATTACCGTATCTATCGGGAGCTGAAACTTTAGCAAATATTTTACCATAACCATGTGGATTTAAATTATAGGAAACAGGACCGATATAAATAGTTTGGACATTTTTTTTATGATATTTTGAAATTATTTTATATGTGTTTGATCCTTTATAAATATAATTCATTTTATTTTTTTGATTTACCTTTTTTATAAGTTTCCATGGTAACTTTAACATTCTTCTTTTATTATTGCTTAATGACATTATCAAATTTTAATATAATAATTATAAAAAAATTCAATTTTTATTTATAAAAATATACCAAAAAATTTTATTATAAATCTTTATATAGATGAAAAAAATTTATTTAATAATTATAATAATTTTAATATATTCATTATATATTTATAATTCAAACATACAAATTTCTGATTTATTTAAAAATAAATATTTA